TTGTAAAGAACAATGCCAAATCTGCCCGAGGATTTGGTTATGACTATCAACCTATTCAATTCCCTGCAAACTGATGAAACAACAAAACGGATTTATTGACCCTGGTGTTGCCGTAATCGGCGCCCTTGTGATTATTACTGCTGCCACTCTATTTGTGGGCGGACCTATCTATGGCGTGTGGCAGCAATCTCTTGCTGGTAAAGCAGAACTGCAGAAGGCAGAATATACCCGACAGGTAGCAGTTCTGGAAGCACAAGCAAAGAAAGATTCAGCACAACAACTTGCTGATGCTGAAATCATCCGTGCTCAAGGTGTTGCCAAAGCAAACCAAATCATCGGCAACTCACTGAAAGATAATCGTGAATATCTTCAGTACCTTTATATCACTGGTCTGGAAGAAGGATCGAATAAAGGTAACGTGACCATCTATGTTCCCACTGAAGGTGGAATGCCTGTGCCCACACTTTCGATGAATAAGTGATACATGGGGTTGCCAGATCCCCTCAAAACTGGTATAATATTTACATCAACCACAACACATAAAAACGGTTGATAATTACCAAAAACAAAGAACGGTACTATGAAAACAAAAATTAAAGAACTTTTAAGAATTGTCGATCTCTATGATAGTAAGGTCGATGACAAAACAAAACACTATCTTTCTACATTTTCGTCTATTGATTCTCCTCCACAGGGTTTAATACCAATGGAAGATGTAATCAATCAGTACGAAAGTGGGCAAATTACAAGCGGAACTTATCTTGTATCTGCTCGATGTGGAGATCTTTATACTGATCCAACATACAATCGAGGTGATAATCTTCGCTACACAAATCAAAAGCAACATATCACCAAAACTGGTGGATATTCGTATAATGCTTCTGACACCCTTTCTGCTTATCTGCGACCCAATCTGTTTGCAGTCTTAACTAAAGGGAACAATCGAACTTCCATGCGCTATGCTTGTGGAATGGACTCGGATTCTAGAGTAATTGTGTCTCTTAAGTTGCATCCTAAAAACATATCTTTCGATGAAATGCTTAGGATTGAATCTGTAGATCATAATACGGATTGTAACTACAGAACCAATCAAACTGGTGATGACAAGTTTAAGTCTGCTTTCTATGCAAAAGAAGGATGGGCAGTAGAACTTCATGATTATTTGCTTCCCTTCGATATTACTGTAGCTAATATTGCTGACACTAAGTTTATCGCACCATCTCACTCTTATTTGAGTAAAGCGAGAAAAGAAGCAGGAGATCAATATACCTCACGCTATCTGAAAGCATTTACCGAAAACGAATGTTCTCATGAAGTTCTAGGAAATGCTGCTGTAGCAGGTGCTATCTTTCTCAAGCAATTTGCAGAGTATATTGATGAAGTTGATCGCTTGAATCAGTGTGATTCTTTCTCAGAATGTCTAAACTTTTGGTATAAAGAAAGGGCAGAACTTCTGCGAATTGTAAAGGCAAAGAATCTTTCTCAATCTGATCTAACTGCTGGAAATGGCGTGTATAAAGGTGATGAACCCACTATTGCTCGTTATGTATTCATCTACAACGAGTATTGTAGGATCAAAGAAATGAATCACAACAAAACTTATGCCACTGCTATTCCTCTCGGTGGTGAAAGATGGAAGGAGTTTGTTAGCTCAGCACCAGTTTGGATGCAAGGTGGACTAACACAAATGGCAGAAACTCAATTTGTTGTATAATCTGACCTTATCTAATACATAAGCAATACTGATGGGTAGGGGGTTGACTCCTGCCCTTTTCTGTGCCATACTAAAGACATGAAAAACACTCACCTCGAACATCCCGAAGATTCTGTACTGCTTGGCAAGCAATCTGTTCAGCAAGTTATCAACTTCCTGCGTTATCGTGATTCTACTGTCAGTGTGAAATGGGACGGTGCTCCTGCTATTGTATTTGGCACAAATCCCGAGAATGGTAAGTTCTTTGTTGGCACTAAAAGTGTATTCAACAAGGTAAAAGTCAAGATCAATTATACTCATGCTGACATCGAGAAGAATCACAGCAACAATCCGAAAGTTGCAGGTATTTTGCATACCTGTCTCGAATCGTTACCCAAGGTTGTTGGCATTTATCAGGGTGACTTTGTTGGTTATGGTGGGCAAACGACTTTTACGCCTAATACTATTACCTATCGTTTTGCTGATACCGTTCAATATCTACTGGATTGCAGTATTGTGTTTGCTTGCCACACATCTTATACTGGAGATTCGATCAAAGAATTGACTGCATCTTTCAGTGTGCCAGAGTATCTGAAGAATAACTTTATGTCAACCTATTTTGTAAATACCAATGCACACATTACCTCCCGTCGTCGTAGAGTTGATTACATTCTTGGTCTTGCAAGTGTGGTTAGCAATTTTGTTAAATACCCTGATGCGAAAGAAGTAGCACAACTACAGATTGCAATTAACAAGTGCATCCGTGAGAATCGTCCTGTTGATTGTATCGACGGCAACCTATTGTTGCTGTTCAATCTCATCACCAAAGCAAAGGAATTGATCATGGAAGGTCTTGCATCTTGCGAGGATGTTGATACTATCATTGATTTTGGTGTTGACTACGAACGGGTCAATCATGAGGGTTTCGTTATGTCTAACCAGTTCGGTGCTTACAAGTTAGTCAAGCGTCCACAATTCTCCTTCTACAATTTCACTCTTCCTAAAGGTTGGTAATCACTATGGCAAGTCGTTATGAAGTATTGCTCCGCCGTTCTGGTGGTATAAACAAAACAGTCATTATTGATGACTGTATGAGTGAGCAAGAGGCAAGAGATACAGCAGAAGCAATGTACGGAATGGAGGCACTTAGAGTTACCTGGAAGGGCAGCAGCAGTTCTTATACATCAAGCAGCACATCTTCCAGTGGATCTAACTGGTCAACTTCTACTGATAGTGATAGCTCTGGTGCTGGTATTCTCGGACTGTTAGGGTTAGCTGTGATTGGTGGTTTTGTTATGCTCGTCGTGCAATTCTGGTGGGTATTTCTAATCATTGGTGTGGTATTAGGTGGACTTATCGCTCTAGGTTGGAACGATAGTGAATGATTATCGTTGAGGGGTTGACTTTCCCCCCGTTTTGCCCTATTATTACAAAGTAATCGAAACAAAGCACATGTGGGACGAAATTGCTGACATGCCTGGCGAAATCTTCGACATTAGTGATGAAGATCGTGAGGAAATGGCAAAGGTATTTGCTATGTCGGAAGAAGAGTATGATGTTTATTGGAACTCTTGATGGACATTGTTAATCTTTCTGTTCTTGCCACCTTTATACTTTTAGTTGGTGGCATTGTGTTCTTTTTCAAGGCAATCTATCGATGACTGAAACGAGTATTATCAATTACCTTAATCTCACTCAAGAAGAAGAGAACTGTATCATGCTGCTGCTCACTGAAGCACGGCAACTTGGATACCCTAGCAATAAAGAACCATGGTATCCTGTGATTGATAATATTGTGAGCAAATATACCAAACGAAAGTATCGCAATCAAACTCGATGAAACTGTTATTTCACAAAGCACCCGAAGGTTATCACTATGAACGCACAGATTTCAAGAGGAATATATCTGCAATCTGGATTGTTAATGATAGTCACTTCGACTATTGTGGGTGCTCTGGTGTTAAATCTATCTGGGGATTCTATGACACCAAAACCAAACAATTCTATGCCCCAAAGAATAGCACCACAGTGGGTAGTGTAGTCAAACTGGAGCAGACTACTTGTTACTCTGCGATGCAAAAGTTAAAAGATAAGCTAACTGAATCAGTCTGATAAGCATTGCTGATCGTTGAGGGGTTGACTTCTGCCCCTAGATGCCCTATTGTATTCACATACCAATCAAATCACTTTGTTATGCAACTGCGTCCTCACCAATCCCGTGCTCTTGATGCAATGAATCAGCACGATATTGGTCAGATCATTGTGCCTACTGGTGGTGGCAAAACTCTTATCATGATCATGAATCTGCTGCAACGTTTTGTGCAGAATCCTGGTCAACTTGCTGTTGTAGTTGCACCTCGTATTCTGCTGGCAGAGCAACTCTCCGCAGAGTTTCTGGAGTTTATCACCAGTGCCAATGTGTTGCACGTTCATAGTGGTGAAACTCATCACACTAAGACTACCAAACCCGAGAAGATTGCGGATTGGGTTACTCAACATGCGGACACTAATCGTATCATCTTCACGACCTACAATTCTCTGGGTCGTGTTGTTGATGCTGGTGTGAATGTCGATGTGGCATACTTCGATGAGGCACACAATTCCACTCAAAAAAATCACTTCATTGCGGTTGCTGCTACTTCCATGTCCGCAGATAGCAAGTATTTCTTTACTGCTACTCCCAAACATCACAGCAATCCTAATGCTAACGGCATGAACAACGTTGGTATCTACGGCAAGATCATTGAGTCCGTTCGTGCTAAGGAACTGATCGACGGTGGTTGCATCATTCCTCCGCAAGTTTCGACCTACAAAGTAGACATCACCCGTGACAAACGCACTGCTGCAGAGGCAGACCGCAACATGATTGTGGACATTCTCGATAGTCTGGAGCAGGACAATCCTAAGGTGTTGGTAGCTGCTCCCAGCACCAAAGTGATGTGGAATATGCTCACTAACTCTGACATCCTTAAGGAACTCGAAGATCGTGGATTTAACATCCTTCACATTACATCCAAGCATGGTGCATATGTTAATCGTACTAAGGTGAATCGTGAGAAGTTCTTTG